AAATTTTATTTAAATTTGAACTCTTAAATTTTCTTGAGAACTATTGTAACTGGGTTTCAGATGAAATACACTACCAACTTTAATATTATGTTCATAATCCAACTTAATAGGCGCTGCATTATTAATATGTTTTTCAAACCCAAACAACGCAGTTTCACCAAATTTACTCCTAACATTGAATGGGTAGGTTGTAACATCTGAATTATGTAAAGCCAACCCTTCTAAAAACTTTTGAATGTTCATGGATTTCTTAAATGAAAAAATGTGAGTCTTTATATCTGCAGGACCAAGTCCAATATTCCCTACTTTTCCACATCCAATAATAGTACTTTTAAGAGGTAACTCACTAAACTTTGCAGTAACATCATTACCACTTTTAACACCAGTTGTCCAATCAGGTGTAATATCAAACAATGGAGTATTTTTACCAGCAATCAAAATTGCTTGGCCTCTACACTTGTAGCTTTTGCCAACAAGTGGTTCATTATCTACATCCAATACTGTTCCTCCTTCAATTAAACCTGTACAAGTATTTTTAATTTTCAAGGTGCATTCAGTAGTAACATCAATTGTACAATGAGCCATATCTTGAAGAAAAGACATCTGACCACTACCCTTCGGATAAATAAGCCATTCCTTAATCTGCGAAAACGCAGCACCATACTGCGCAGGAGTACTTGAATTCGCAGAGCACCAATCAAACAACGCAGTATAAAATTCAAGAGCCAACGTAGAAAACGTTTCAGTACCAACGCATGTATAATTCCAAATATATTCAACACTGGAATTATCAATCTTCTGACAACCCAACATAAATACAGGATATGGACTAGTTGTATAAGAAAACGGCATCGTTTGACTTCCATCAGTTACATTCCAATTCAACGCTTTCCTAACAATTGCCTTCAACCATGCTGAAGCAACAGAACGCAATACAATATTCTGAGGACAACTGGTATGAGATATATAAACAACATTAGTACCAGATTGTATACCTGTGACCTCATAATTATAAACATAACCAGGATAAGACATCTTATTAAAAGCATTAAATGAAGTCGAAACAACATTTCCATCAACAAAATTAGGAACACCCTTGTCCTTCACGGCTCCTTTCTTGGATTTAGCTTTGACAGTCGACACGCTAGAAGTGCTAATCCTAGCAAAAGAACCACCTTGACTAGAAGGAACAAAACCACTTTTCCAACTTGTGTTAGATCTCCCAGAAGACATTTTCGTTTTATAAGGTGGTGCTGAACTTGATCCAGATCTGGTGGAAGAACTGGGTAACGACAAAGTACGTCGCACTCTTTTAACACTTCTTCTAATTCTTGATCTCTGTCCACTACTAATGGAACCGGAAGATCTTTTTCCATACGGCATTATTTGTTTTTTTTTAGAAGAAGAAGGTTCTGAAATAGTAAACGGACTAATCTTATTTTTAACTCTAAAATAATTACGATACATCCAAGGTCTCCATCCTTTAAATTTACTCTGTTCCCTAATAAATATGGAATCAGCCTTATTCTTAGCAAAATATGCTTTCCATCCATATTTACTATATCTAATATCATGCTGCCGACAACTTTCATCAATAGCAGTCTTGCTCTTACGCTTCTTTATACTATTGAAGGGTCCACAATGATGATATTTCCTCTTAAACATTTTTTTCTATAACATAAATTTTTACCTGTGGTACTCCGAGTGGTACACGGTACGCCGATCTAGTAAGTAATACTGAGCAATGTACCACTATTGCTGTTTTTACTAGATGGCTAAGTCCTCGCTTATAAGTTATCTTATATTTCGACCTGGAAGGTCGACCAAAGGGGTACAACGCTGTTGACCCCTTGGAACCCCACGCCGCGGGGGCCCAGACCCCATGGCTATCCTCTCAGGACCTTTTAACTTATATCATATATAGTATAATTCTAACTGTTACATCACAATGACGTCACATGAGGCTTGTTGGAGGCGTCCGCTCCAGACATGAGGCTTTTTGAGGCGCCCGCTCCAGAACTTAAGGCTTTTTGAGGCGCAAAAGTATATATAGCACGCTTAATTCGACACAATTATTTTCTAAAATTAATGGGATTAAAACGAAAATGTCAAGACCACAACAAGGAAGAATTTGGATGCTCACAATCCCAAAGAACGATTGGTCACCACCAACAGAACTTAACAATGGACTGGTCTACATCCTTGGACAGGCAGAACTTGGTGTTGGAGGTTATGAACACTGGCAACTCCTTTGCTGGTTCAACACAAACAAGAGACTATCAGCTGTCAAGAATGCCTTTTGTCCAACAGCACACTGTGAACTTAGCAAGTCCGCTGCAGCCGAGGCGTACGTCCAGAAGGATGACACCTACATTGATGGAACCAGGTTTTGTGTCGGCGAGAAGCCTTTTAAGAGAAACTCCAAGACAGACTGGGATAAACAACTTAGCCTGGCAAGACGTGGTGAGTGGCAGAATTGTGATCCAGACATCCAACTACGATTCTATGGGACTCTAAAAGCAATAGCTAAAGATAACAGACAAATTCCAGAAGACTTATCTGGAACATGTGGAGTATGGATATGGGGTCCACCTGGTGTTGGCAAATCTCGTTGGGTACGTGAACAGTATGGACAATCTCTATTCTCAAAAATGATAAACAAATGGTGGGATGGTTATGCAGATGAAAAATTCGTTTTATTAGATGATTTTGACAAAATGCACCTAAAACTAGGACATCATCTTAAAATTTGGGCAGACAGATATAAATTTATTGGAGAAATGAAAGGAACATCACTACACTTAAGACCAGATAAAATACTAATAACATCTAACTATCAAATCTCAGATATATTCGAAGATCCTTCCTTAATTGAAGCCATAACAAGAAGATTCCAAATAATTCACATGCCACACACACCTTTCTCCCTAATGACCTAACCTTCCTAATAAAAATTTTATTTAAATTTGAACTCTTAAATTTTCTTGAGAACTATTGTAACTGGGTTTCAGATGAAATACACTACCAACTTTAATATTATGTTCATAATCCAACTTAATAGGCGCTGCATTA